CGTGCAGCGTCATGTCGAGGTCGGGAAAGCGGATGTCCAGCCACCCGTCCTCTCCTTGCTTCAAAAAGGCGATGAACGCCTTGTACTGCGATAGCCACTCATCCCGCGTGTCGGCATACAGGGCGAAGTACAGCTTCACGTCCCGCGCCTGGTTCCTCACCTCCAGCACCGCCGAGTATTTCTCGCCGTCCTCCTCCCGGATGTCCACCGCCACGTGGGTCTTGGTCTTCGACGGGGCCATGATGGCTTTCAGGTTGTTACGGTCGCCCCGTTTTTTCTCTACTAAGAAAGCGCCGTATGCCTTCCAGATGTCCGTGCCGTTGATTAGCACCTTGCCTGAGAGTATCGCGTCCATAGTCATTTCATTTTAAGTCCGTCCCTGATTATCTTTTTAATGTCTTCCTTGATTTCTCCGAGGTGCCTTGCACTGTTCCCGGTGTTTTCCTCAATTCGGCGCAGGCTGTCAACCGCCGCTCCCATCTGCTCGCTCACGTCGCTCATCTTCTCGTCCATGCTCGACCAGTGCATCAGCCCGGAGGTGAACATGCCTTCCAGTTTCGTGCCCTGCTCCTGGCTCATGGCGTTGAAACTGCCGGACTTGCCGCTCTGGCTCGTGCCGGACTCGCTGTCCAGGTCGACACCGGCCGCGTCCGCCATCGCGTCCAGCCGTTCCCCGGCGGCCGTCATGGCGTCCTCGAAGCGTCTGCGCCACCCGGCGAGGTAGTCCTTGTCAGCCGTCCCGTTGATGAAGGCTTCGGAAAGTTCGTCGTACAGCGGCTCGAGCACCTTGGCGAGGTCTTTGTACATAAAGGCGTTGAGGACGGCTTCCGACAGGGTGTCCTCAGTGAACTCGCCGAGTTTCGACACGTCGCCGCGCATCTCGCGGAGCGCGTCCCTGGCGTTGGAAAGGAAACTGTCGAACGACACGCCCATGACCATCTCCTGCATCGTGGCGTAGCACTCCTCGATGTTCTGTTTCAGTTCCTCGACCGTCTTGCCGCTGTCCACCCATGCCTCGTAATAGTCACGGGCCGCGTCGCTGAGCTTGTTCTGGTTGTAGTACAGCTCTATCTGCTCCGCGCTCATGCCGCGCAGGCTGTGCGTCACGGAGCCGCCGTTCAGGGAGTTTCCCCATTCCCAATGCGCGTCGCTGGCCTGCAGCTTGCCCCACAGCTCGTCGTAGGCGGCGGCTTCGGCGGCCAGGTCTTTCTGGTACTGCGCGAGCTGTTCGCTCTGTGCCTCCCATACGGACACGCTGGCCGGCTTGGCATAGCCTTTCTCCACCAGCCAGTTCAGCAGCTCCACGTCCTTGATGATGTCGCTGATCTGGCTCTGGTTGGCAGCGTATTCCTCGCTCCGCTCGCGGATGGCGCGGTTGGTCTCTATCTCGGCGATGTACCACTCGCGCTTCATCTCCTCCATCTTCTCCTTCCAGCTGGTGAACAGGGAAACGATGGAGGACAGGCCGCCCAGCACGCCGGTCACGCCGCCCACGATGTCACCGGAGAATATCTGCCCGATGCCGGTGCCCATGTCCATCATGCCGTCCACGAAAGTCATCATCTCGCCGATGGATTGGGAAAAGCGGTCGCCGAACACCGCGCCCAAAGAATCGCCCCAGCCGCGTATCGTGGATGTGAGTTCCTTCCCTTTCTCGTTCATGGACTTCAATGCCCCGGACACGTCGCCGCCGTTCTTGACGGCTTTCAGCAGTTCATCGTAGGAGGTCTTGAAGGCCGTGAACGGATTGCCTTTTTCCAGCTCCTTCCGTATCTCTTTCACCCTTTTCTGCATCCGCTCGAACTCGGCCACGGTGACCGTCACCTGCTTCTTCACGAAGTTGCCGCTTGCGTCCTTGGCCGGAACGGAAAGGGTCACGCCGTTACTGCCGATTTTCGCGCCGGACAGGGTTTCCTGCGCCTGGGCGTAGAAGTCGGACAAGACTTTATAGCCTTTCTCCGACACGTCGCCGAACAATTTGGCGTAAAAATCCGAGGCACGCAGGATGTCGCTTTCCAGGGAGGCAATTTCTTCCTTGTACTTTTCCGTCCGCGCCGAGATGGAGGCCTCGACCTCGGACGTGTCGCCGCCCGCGCCGGACAACCGGGCGCGCTCGGATTCATATACGGCCATGTCCTCCCGGTACTTCTCGTCGATGTCGCGCCGCCGCTGGTCGAACGTCCGGTACTGCTCCAGCAGGGCTTCGTAGCGTTCCTTGCCGCGGCTCACCTCCGTGCTTTCCACGCCGCGCACGCCTTGTTCCATGCGCCCGTGCGCCTCGGCGTAGGACTGTACGATGCCGTTCCGCTGGTCGGCGGTCAGGCTGCCGCCCTGGGCTTCCCGCAGGCGTTTTTCCTGGGCCTCTATCTCGGCCAGTTCCCGCTCGTAGTCCAGGCGTATCTGCCGGAGGCGCTTGTCGCTGCCCTCCTTCATCCGGTCGATGGCTTCCTGCTCGCTCTTCCAGTGTTCCTCGCGGAGCCTTTCCGTCTCCCCGTTGTAGGCGGCGATGCGCAGGATGTCTGCCTGCATGGCCTCGAACTCGGACTGGTAGGCGGCCTGTTCGGCCTTGCGCTTCGCCTCCGCGTTGCGGTCGCCGGCATCCCCGAGCGCGGTGCGCTGGGCGTCCGTCAGCCCGTCCGTGCCGGTTTCCAGGCCGGCCTCGCGGTTCCGCCGCTTCCACTTGGCTTCCATCTTGGCGATTTCGTCGGCGCGGGCCTGGTAGTCGTCGTCTATCTGGCGCAGCTTCTTTTCAAGGCCTTCTTCCATAGCCCCGGTCTCCGCCTCGTCGTTGCTGTGCTGCAGCTCGACCAGCTCGCGCCCGAGTTCTTCCTTTGCCTGCCTGCGCCTTTCGGCTTCGCGTGCGGCCTTGTCGGCGGCCTTGCGCTCGCTCTCGGCATCCTTGTTCTCGTCCGGCTTGTATTTGTCGTATTCCTTCTTGGCCAGGCTCAGCGCGTCCTTCAGTTCCTTGGCCTTTTTCTCGTAATCCTCCCGTGTCAGGCTGTTGGAGGTGTCGGCCAAGAAGTCATTGTAGGCTTTCAACGCCTGCTCGTATTCCTTGCGTGCCTGTGCGCCCCAGTCCGCGCTGGAGTCGCGCTTCAGGTTTCGTCGGTTCTTCTCGGCATTCAGCTTGTTGAGCTGGTACTGGAGCTCGTCACGGCTGTAGGTTCCCCTCAACGCCTCCGTCCCGTAGGTGATGGTTCCGTACTTCTTCTGCTCGGTCGTCATACGGGCCAGCAAGTTCTGGCGCTGCCGGATCTGTTCCTCCAGCGTGTCATTGCTGATGCCTGTCAGGTTCTCAAAGTAGGCGTTGGCCTGCTCTTTGCGCACCTGTTCGGACAGCGCCTTCCTTTTGTTGTACAGGTTCTGCAGCTCGGTGGCCTCGTTTCCGGTCAGACCGCCCACCTTCCGCATCCGTGTTCCGGAACCGTTGGCATCCTCCCAGCGTTCGGTGGCTTTCTTGGCCTCCAGCGCGGCGATGCGTTCGTTCACGTTGTCCAACTCGTTCTGTGGCCGCGTGATGGACTGCCCGGCCTCCAGCTCGGCGATTTCCTCCTTGATGCGCTTGATGTTCTTCAGCTTCTCGTACTCGGTGTCGTACTTGGCGAAGATGTCCGGGTATTTCTGTTCAAGTTTGTTCAACGCCTCACGCCGGGTGTCGGTGGCCAGGCTCTCGTCACCGGCCACGCCGCAAAGTTCCTCCAGCCGCCGGCGGTGCTCCTCCTCGGCCTCGATGGTTTTCTGCTTGGCGGCCTGGTAGTCCTCCTCGGCCTCCTTCAGCCGTTCGGTCTCGGTCTTCATCGACACCATCGCGGCCACCACGCCGGCAATCAGCGTGGCCACCAGCACATAGGGGTTGGCGAGCATCGTGGCGTTGAGCAGCTTCTGCGCCTTCTCCACGATGACCAGCCAGCCGTAGTGCAGGGTTTCGGCCACGGTCAGTGCGCCCACACCAGCAGTCTGTAGGGCCTGCATGGCGGTGACGGCCATGACGGCAGTCTTGTACGCGCCGTATGTGCCCACCAGGCCGAGCAGCACACGGCCCACCTGCTCGTAATGGTCGACCAGGTAGGCGACCGCGTCCAGCGAGTTCCCGATGATGCCTTCGGACTGCCGCCCGATCTCGTTCATCATCATGCTGACGCTGTCCTCGATGTTGCTGATGCGCCCGGTGATGGTCTTGCTCTGCTCCTCCATGAGGTTGTAGAACATCCCGCCCTCGTTCGTGAGGTTCTGGAGCGCGCGCTGCACTTCAGGGAAGCCGACCTTGCCGGCCTCCACCATCTCGCGCACCTTGCCCTCGGCCACGCCGAGTACGTTCGCCAGTTCCCGTCCGAGGGGGATGCCTCGGCCCACGAACTGGTTGTAGTCCGCCGTATAAAGGCGGCCCTGCGTCATGGTGGTGCCGTAGAGATAAATCAGGTCGCTGAGTGGCTGGTTCAACCCGGCGGCGATGTTGCCCAGGCGGATGAGGTCTTCGTTGACGTTCTCCACGTTCTCGCCGTAGGCAAGCAGCTGGCGCGCACCGCCCGCAACGCTTTGGAGGTCGAACGGGGTCGTGGCGGCCGTTCGGATGAGCTGCTGCATCAGTGCGTCGGCTTTCTCCTCGCTGCCCAGCATGGTATTGAAGGAGGCCTCCAGCTGCTGGAACTCGCCACGCACCTTGACGATGTTGCTGACGAGTTCCTTCACGGCGAACGCCCCGGCTATCTTCGACACGGTGCCGCGGACGGATTCGGCTTGCCTGTCCAGGCGTGCCATCTCAGCAGACGCGCTGCCGGTCTTCACCTTCAGCTCGTCCACCTTGCGCCCTGCCTTGTCAAGACCTCCCGACAGGCGGTCGCGCATCAGTATCTCTATTTCTACCGGTTTCGTTGCCATTCTATTTCTTCAGGTTGCTTTGGAAAAATCCTACAATGTCTTTCGCCTCGTCCTCCGCGCTCTTCTCTTCTTTCTTTTTGCGTACATAGCGCGGCGCGTCGGCAAGCATCATGATGAGGGTCTGGTAGTTCACGCCTTCCAAGATGTAGTCTACGCTCCATCCTGTGGCATTCGCTATCTGCCAGACAAAGCCGAAGGGGCTATGGGAAGGCTCGTAGACCGTCTTTAACTCCCCTTCCTTTTTTGGCTCAGTCTCAGCTTCATCGGGTTCGTCATCCCGGCTGATCTGATAATACTCGTAAAAGGGTCGGTGCCCAGCAGGAACACGAAATTGCGCATCGCCGCGTCCATGTAGGCCGGCTCCATGAAGTGGCGCACCCACCAGGCGGTCAGCCCCACCAGCAGGTGGCGGCTCCACCAGCCGCGGCACAGGGTGTAGGCGATCATCCGGCTCACGGCCTTGCCGTGAGCGGCGATGAAGGCCATCTCCTCGTCCTTGGTGAACTTCTTCATCTCGTCTGCCGTCACGCCCAGTGACAGATAGACTCTCGCCAGCCGTATCAGTCCGCCCGGTCTGGGGCGGCGCAGTACCTCTCGCAGCTTGAGGGGCTTCTGAACCAGCGGTATGCGTACTTCCTTCAAGGGGACGGACACGCCCCTGTCCAACAGGGCGGCCGTCCCCTCGGCTTGCACCAGACGTTCCGTTGCCTTGTCCATACGTTACTCTGACGGCGTGTCGTTGATTTCGTAGGGAGCGGTGTCCGGCTCTTCGGGCTTGTTCACCTTCAGCTGGCATTCCAGCTTGGATACCTCCGTCAGCGTCAGCTTGCCGCCCAGGTTGGACATGATGGTGCCGTTGGGTATCGTCATCGTCTGCCCGCTCACGAACTGGATTTCCCACGGGCCTCTCAGTTCCACGAGGCTGGTCGGGGCTTTCCAGCCGGTGTAGCTGCCCGCGCTGCCCACCAGCGTGCCGCCCATCACGGCCTGCATGTTCTCGTAGTCCAGCTGGATGAGGTTGAATGTCGGCGCTATCGTACCGTTCTTGCTTATTATCGTCAGCACCGGAGCGTCCGGCACCTGCTCGGCATCAACGTCAATAGGCTCAGGCTTCGTGCCGCCCCAGTCCCAGCTGCCCTTCTCGATGTAGCCGATTTCCTTGCTGTTGAACTTTACAACGGCTATGCCGTATATGAATTTCTTAGTTGCCATCTTTCTTTCGTTTTTGGATGAATATTGTGATTAAAATCCCTGCCAGTATTCCAGCCCCGAAACCGTAGAAAAAGATTTTAACGGGGTTCGAACGCTGTTTTATTTCCTCTTCGTACAGGCCGGCCATCTCCTCGTAGCGTTCCTGCCACACGGAGGATGTCCGCTCGTAGTATTCCACCAGGAGCTGCAGGCTGTCGCAGCTCGCATACACTGTTATCACGTCCCTGTCGCGGCTCACCGAAACATTGGCCTGCCCGCTCTTGCCGCTGTACTGCGCCTGCGGAGGAAGCCTCAGGAGGCTGTCAGCCGGTATCGCCAGCCTCACCTCCGACTTCGGTACCGTCTCCGTTCGCACCAGGCGGACTTCGCTCCTCATGCTGTCCGCCCGGCCCGTCGCCGTTTCCGTCCGGGCCGTTTCCCGCGCTGTCTTTCGGGTGCTCGCGCACCCCGCGAAGCACAGGGCAATCGTCATGATGCTTGCAAGAATTGGCAGTGTCAATGGCCTTGCGAAGACGTGCCATCTCGCGTTTCGTCGCCTGAAGGTCTTTCCTCGTCGCATTGAGTTCGTCCTTTAAGGGTTCGACTATGTTGTCCACAAGTATCCGGGTGGCGTGCTCAGCGTTGTCAATCCGCACGGTCTCGGCGTCCGCCTTCGCCTTCTCGGCTTCCGCGTTGGCCTTGCGCACCGTCGCACGGAGCGTCACAATGCCAATCACGGTAGCCAGAAGTGAGCCACCCAGTACGAAATTGAGAATTTCACTGAGTTCCATGAGATTACTTGTTTTATGTCTCGCTTATGCTTTTGACTCGGATTTCTTGGCTATCAATCCTATAAGCCATTGCACCAACCCCGTGTCGGCGATGCCGTTCGCCACAAGCGAGGCACCGAGACCGTAAAGCAGGGCGATATACCATTCCACATCAGCCACAAATCCTGCGTCCAGCCACCACAACAGCATGGCTGCCGCCAAGCCGACCGTCCAGCTTATTATCTGCGTTACCAGTCCTTCCATTTTCGGGAACAAGGCCTTGATGCCTTCCGTCAGCAACACCACGCAGCCGGCGAATCCGGCAAAGGTGGCAATCATACTGTCATAGTCCATACTTGTGGAAACATCACCCGTCTGGGCGAACGAGGCTGACACAATTCCGAGCGTCAGCGCAAAAAATAAAATCAGTCTTTTCATTTGTTTCTCGTTTATTTGTTTATGCCTATTTCTTTCAGCCATGCCTGTACGTCAAACGAAGGACAGGCTTTCGCGGCCAATTGATTGTGCCCAACAACCGGGATGGAGGGGAAACGCCGGTGAAAGTCTTTCACATAGGCTTCCATCGCTTGCTTCTGCGCCGGTGTACGGGTGTCCTTGGGGGTCTTGCCGTCAGCGGCAACGCCGCCGACGTACACAACGTGCCGGGATGTGGAGTTGTACCCTTTTGCCCCGTTGGTAATCTCCCAGGGGTCTACCTGTGCGTCCTCGTTGTTGTCCACCAGGCGTTCCACCTTTCCGTCCAGGTGTATCATGTCGGTATAGCCGACCTGCTTCCACCCGCGGCCGCCTTTGCTCACCGGGTCGGTGTGCCAGTGGCGGATGTCTGCTGCGCTCACTTCGCGGCCTTCAGGAGTGGCTGTGCAGTGTAATACCAAACGTTTCAACTGTGCCATGACTTACTCACTTTTGGCCGTTTGGGTTATCGTTATTTTCGCTGTCTTGCCATTATTGGACTGCAAGGTCAATGTCAGGGTTCCGCTTTTCTGCTCACCCTCGTTGGCATCTGCCGAAATGGTCACGGTATTGCCTTTCTTGCTTACATTGAACCCATCAGGAGCCGCACCCACCGTATATGCGCCGCTTGCCGTCACTGTCACGTCCTTGCTGCCACCCTCGGCCGGGATTGTCACGGTAGTCGGGTCTGCCGTGATGCTGCCGTCCGACGATGCCTGATAACCGCTGCGGATTGCCACACCGGCATCCGCTTTCTTGAACATGCAGATGAAGTAGTGCCTGAAGTTGATCTTGTTGCGCTGGTATTCCGGGTCTGTCGATGCCTCGCTGTAATACATCTTGGTAGAGCCGGTGGCCTTGAACACACGCGGTACATAGAAGGCGAACGAGCATTGGAATTCCCCGGCTTCGGCCAAGGCACCGACAGCTTTCTTCTTGCCGGCAACGGTATAGAGCGGAGTATTCCCGAACTCATAGATGTCGAAACCGTACAGGCGGCCTATCCGGCCATCCGTCTGGTTCAGGTTGTACTGCTCCTTGAACTTCTGGTCTGCCATCAACAAGTCGTTTACATGGTCACTGCACAATACCAGGCGACGCTTGTCAGCCGGTACACGCAACTTGTCCAATGCGGCTTTCAGGCGCACGATATCACCAGGCACAAGACGCAGACGGCCCGTGTCGGCATCACGCTCGCCGGTCGTTACCAATACCGGGGTGGTATCCGTATTTTCCGTAGGGCACAACGCATGGGCTGCCTTCGCAAACTTGGCGTCGTTGATGGCGTTCGAGTGGCTCTCCTTCACACGGCTCATCTTGTCGTAGCTGATGGCATACAGCTCATCGTCCGTGATGGGGGTCACCTTCGTCTGGAACTTGTCAAGCTCGATGGCGATGTCCGCATCGTCCAGAGCCTGCAACGGGATTGGGTAGGTCGTGTTGTTGATCAGCACTTCCGGGTCAACTCCCACCTCTACCAGGTGAATGATGTCATTGTTCACCAGGGACGAGCTGTCAGGTATGCCGTCCAGCCACGTGCCTTCCAGCAGGCCGCGCAGGGCCTTCACCAGCTCGCCCGTCCAGATTTCCTTATACACTCCGGCACGCAGCACGCCTTGAGGCACGGTGCCGCCGAACAGGACGGCCACGGCATTCATGCCGGCCGCACCGATGGCCGGGGAAATGCCGGCCGCCATTGCCAGCAAGCCGCCTGTCATGCAGTTGAACAGGACGGCAGCCAGCACCATCATGATTTTCTTGTTCATTGTCATTGTCTTTATCAGGTTTCACATTCAGATTTCACACTCCATGCCGTACTCCGCCTTGTACAGGCGCTTGTATTCGTCCGGCTGTTTCTCGCGCATCTCCTCCAGCTTATCTGCCGGCACCTCGCTCAGTTTCTTGTAAGTGGCAGTAGTTACAGAAGGAGCGCCTCCCGGATGGCCGACGACTGCGCTCAGCTTCACCTGCGGCGACATGGCACCGAAAGTGCTTTCCAGGTCTTCCACTCCGATTTTCTTACCGAGCTCAATGAACTGCTGTTTCTTGTCCTCGCCGATACGCTTTTCCGCAATGGCCTTTTCCACCGCCGCCGTGATACGTCCGAGCAACAGCGTCTCGATTTCCTTGCGGAGCTTGTCCGCGTCTTCCTTGGAGGCTTTCAGCTCCGCGAGCTTCGCACTGATGGCCGCCTCGTCAGCCGTTTCCGGCAGGCCCAACTGGAGGGCCAGCATTTTCTGATCCATAACTTTTTGTTTTTGGGGTTTGTTATTCAACAATGGCAGGAGGCATTCGCCATCCTTGCCGAGATTTATCACCGTGCCGTCCCTTTTCAGGACGATGGCATCGTCATTGGCTCCTATGTCCACCAGCGACACCTCGAACAGCTTGCTCTTCGTCACCGTCGGCCGGGTCTGTCCCTGCACGAGGTGTTCCTTTGCGTCGCTCAGTTCCAGGATGTCTATCCCGGCACTGACCATGCGCAGACTGCCGAACTCGTACTGTTTCTTGCACCGCTTCGACAGTTCGCTGGCCTCGTCAAAGACCAGCTCGCCGGTCACTTCGCCGTTCTCGGACTTCAGGTCTTTCACATAGCCTATCACATTGCCGCGCTCGTGCATGTAAAGCAGCACGGGATTCCGGCAGTACTGCTCCACGTTCATGCCTGCGGTCAGCACACGGGAGCCGTAGCTGTTCAGGCTGTCGTTTGAAATTCTTACTCGTCTTGCACTCATTTTGTTTTCGCGTTTTGCGTTTTACGCTGCAATATTACACCGCAAAGGGCTGGCCGCCAAAAAAGTGTGAAACGGTTGCACACTTCTATGCAACCGTTTCCTATCTTTTTGGCGTTCAGCCCGAAACGCCGCAACTTTGCCGTAAGATACGCACGCATTCAAGATTTTACCAGATATGAAGAAAGCAGACATTGAGAAGAAGAAGTCGCTCGGCAGGGCATTGTACCTTTCCGGGATGGAGCAGACCGAGATTGCCGACAAGATAGGCATATCGCGCGTCACCGTCTCCAAATGGTGTTCCGCCGAGGGATGGAAGGAGGCAAGGGCGGCCAAGAGCATCACACGCCCGGAACTGGTCAACAAGCTGTTGCTGACAATTGACAAGCTCATAGAACAGGTGAACGCATCCGAGGATGCCAGTCTCATCGCCGGACTGGGCGACAAGCTGGCCAAACTGTCGTCGGTCATCGAGAAGCTCGACAAGAAGGCCAACGTGGTGGATGCCATCGAGGTGTTCATGGCCTTTTCAAAATGGCTGGAGCACCGGGCGCAGACCGACCCGGAACTCACGCCCGACCTTATCAAGGCCATCAACAAGTACCAGGACAAGTATATAGTGGAAAGCATGGGCACGAGCCTGGGGAGGTGACGCATGGCGACACAGGCAGAGATTAAACAGAGGTATGCGGAATGGCAGGAACACTGCAAGCACATCCAGTCCATCACGGACACTGCACTGCTGATAAGAGAGACGCCGGTCGAAAAGGACAGGCGCATCCGGCGTCTGCAAAAGGACTATGCCGCGTTCTGTGAATACTACTTCCCGCATTTCCTGCAACTGCGCGACAAGGTGACGGGCGAAGTCATCCGTACCATACATAATGCGCCGTTCCACAACACGGCGGCCGTCAAGGTCAAGAACACCCCGAACCTGAAGGCAGTATTCAAATGGCCGCGCGGACATGCCAAGTCCACCCATTTCGACATCTTCATGCCGCTCTGGCTGATGTTCCAGCCCAAGCGGCTCATCAACTTCATGGTGGTCGTCGGAAAAAGCGAGGACAGCGCCATACGCCTGCTCTCGGACATACAGGCCGAGCTGGAGTTCAACGCCCGCATCATCGCCGATTTCGGCGAGCAGAAAAGCGTGGGCGACTGGCAGGAGGGCGAGTTCACCTCGCAGTCCGGAGTGAAGTTCCTGGCCTGCGGACGCGGCCAATCGCCCCGCGGCCTCCGTGAGCGTGAGGCACGCCCGGACTACATCGTCATCGACGACCTCGACGACGACGAGCTTTGCCGCAACGAGAAGCGCGTCAAAGACCTGACTGACTGGGTAAAGGAGGCGCTTTTCGGAGCGCTGGACGTAGGGCGCGGACGCTTCATCATGGTGGGCAACCTCATTTCCAAGACTTCCGTACTGGCCAACATCGCGGCCACAAAAGGTGTATATGTGTCGGAAGTGAAGGCGGTCGACCGCGACGGAAATCCCGTCTGGAAGGAGAAGTGGACGAAGGACGAGGCACAGGAGTACCGGAACTTCGTGGGTTATCGGGCATGGGAGAAGGAGATGATGCACAACCCCATCAAGGACGGCACCATCTTCCGCCACGACTGGATACGCTTTAAGAAGGTACTGCCGCTTGAAAAGTACGACCAGCTCGTGTGCTACACCGACCCCTCGTTCAAGTCCACCACGGCCAACGACTACAAGGCTTCACGCTTTTGGGGAAAGACAGGCTCCGAACTCCACCTTCTCGACTGCTATGTCCGGCAGGACACCGTGACCGGCATGGTACGGTGGCTCTATGACCTGCATGAGCGCACGCGTGACAGGGCAGCCGTCCTCTTTTTCATGGAAGCGAACTTCATGCAGGACATCATCCTGGACGAGTTCACCGAGGAGGGCAACCGCCGCGGCTACCAGTTGCCCATCATGCCGGACATGCGCAAAAAGCCGGAGAAACTCCAGCGCATCGAGGCCGTTTCGCCCTTGTGGGAACGCGGTTTCGTGTTCTACAATGAAGCATTGAAGGACACTCCGGACATGCAGGTCGGTATCGAGCAGACGCTTGCCCTTGAACGCGGCAGCCGTGTCCACGATGATGCGCCGGACGCGGACGAGGGCGCCATCTGGATACTCCAGAAGCATACAAGACAACAGATTTATAAACCGAGGCTTGGCATGAGGCGCCATTCCTCAAAAAACAGCTGGTGATATGTTCAGACTGATAAAGGATTTGATTTTCGCATGGCAATACAAGCGTGCCGTGAAAAAGGCCGTGGAACTTTCCAAACTACACGGCATGAAGTTTTATGTGGTTTACCTGAACGGCGGACTGAAAGTCGTACCAAAGAAGGCTATCAAGGAACTGGTGGCACGCCGCCGGTTTCGCAAGGGGGTGACCGTGCAGGACATCGAGAAACGTGCATTGTTCGTAACGCATTGAAAGGAGGCATTATGTTCATTACAGACGAGGATTACAAGGTGGTCATCGGCGAGAGCGCGCTGAAGGTGGTTTCCCAGGTCAGCACGAAAAACCGGGCCAACGCCGAGATGGAGGCGCAGGAGGAAATCGCCGGATACCTGCGCCCGAAATATGACTGCGCGGCCCTGTTCGCCGCAGAGGGTGACGCGCGCAACCGGCTCGTGGTCATGTACTGCTGCGACATTGCGCTCTACCACATGGCGGCGTCCCTGCCGCAGAAGATGGGCATGGAAATACGCAAGGAGCGTTACGAAAGGGCCGTCAAATGGCTGGAGGGCGTACAGGCAGGGAAGATTGTGCCGGATTTGCCGGTCGTACTGGACGAGGACGGTGAGCCGGTAAGCGGCACGTTCATTTACGGGTGCCAGAAGAAACAACGCTATAACTGGTAGGCTTATGGGAATATGGAAAGACCTAAGGCAGTATTTCGCCGGCCATGACGACCGGATACTGCATACGAGATACGGAGAATTCAATCTCGCCAAGGAAGGCGACCGCAGGAAAGTGCGGAAGATGGTCGTAAACCTGCAACGCACAACTGACGCGCTCACGCGCAAGGACATCCAGGACTGGCGGAACGCCTGGCAACTGGCCATCAACGTGGACAGCCCGAACCGCAAGCCGCTTTACGACATCTACCGGGACGTGGACGCCGACCTGCACCTGTCCGGCTGCATCGAGCAGCGCAAGGGGTTCGTCATGTCGCGCTCGTTCAAGATTGTCGGCGCGGACGGCAAGGAGGTGGAGGACGCGGCACACTATTTCAACCAGGCATGGTTCCGCCAGCTGATGAAACTGTCGCTCGATTCCGTCTATTGGGGCCACTCGCTCATAGAGCTCGGCGACATAGTCACCGACGGGGACGGCTGCATCTGCTACGACGGGGTGAAGCTCATACCGCGCAAGCACGTCATACCCGAATACGGACGGGTCGTAACTGACCTCGGTCAGGACTGGACAACCGGGCTGGAATACCGCCGTGCCCCGTTTACGGACTGGCTCATCGAGGCGGGGCAGCCGGACGACCTCGGACTGTTCCTGAAAGCGGCCACGCAGACCATACCGAAGAAGAACGCGCTGGCGTTCTGGGACACCTTCGCGGAGATTTTCGGCATGCCCATGCGCATTGCCAAGACCACCACGCGCGACGAGAAGGAGCTGGCCAAGATGGAACGCATGATGGACAGCATGGGGGCAAGCCTCTGGGGAGTGTTCCAAGAAGGCACGGAGATTGAGGTCGTGGAAAGCACCAAGGGCGACGCATTCAACGTGTACGACAAGCGCGTGGACAGGGCGAACTCCGAACTGTCCAAGCTCATCATCGGACAGACCATGACCATTGAGGACGGCTCCAGCTTGTCGCAGTCGCAGACGCACCTCGAAGTGTTCGAGAACCTCGTGGAAAGCGACCGCACCATGCTGGCCGACATCGTGAACAACCAGCTCATCCCGCGCATGGCGAAGCATGGCTTCCCGGTCAAGGGGCTGCGCTTTGAATGGGACGATTCGGTGGACTATACCCCGGAACAGCAGGTGGCTTTCGAGAAGATGGTGTCAGACCGCTACGAAGTAGACCCGAAATATTTTGCGGAAAAGTACAACATGCCGGTCGGAGAAAGGCGCACTGCACAGGTTCCGGCAAGCAAGGATGGGGAGGAAGATGACAACAAACGGCTAAAAAACGCACGCCTTTTTTTCGACTGAGCCCCGATGACTATTCGGGGCTGCACCTACGTTACAACGCCTTGCTCGGAGAAAGCCGTCTGACGCTGGGAAAGAATGAAGGCATCGACAAGGCGGCCAGGGAGTGGGCATCCGTCATTAAGAACGCCGAGGCACGGAAAGACGCGGAAGCCGCCGCGAGGATTCTGCTGTCGCACGGCATAAAGCTGCCCAGGCTCATGAAGAGAAAACTCGGCGCGACTGTCGGGGCTGAATACAGCGCCCCTATCGGAGAGGGGTTTGACGGCATCCTGTATTTCAACGAAAGGCGCGAACGCGACTACAAGAGCTACAAGGAAAAGAAGATGAAATACGGTTCGGGAGCGCAGGACAACACCTTCCTGCACGAACTCGGCCATCATATAGACTGCATGCTGGAGCCGAAGGCGTATTCCACCGTGGAGCACCAGTGGGACATGAAAGGGGTGAACAAGGAACTCATACAGAAGGAGCTTTCCAGATACGCCCTGCAGAACCGGGCCGAGTTCGAGGCCGAACTTATCAGCGCCACCCTGCGCGGCAGGACTTTTTCCAAGGAACTGCTTTCCTATTCCAACCTGAACACACCTGAAAAGATGGATGAACTGGCCGGGAAACTGCTCGGCTACGCCTCCGGCAAAGACCTGTGCACACCGTCGGAGGACTTGAGGCAGAAGTTCGAGGGCATGATGCGCGCGCTTTACAAGGAAGAAGGCGCGTCGCTCCGCATCGGCATACTGGCGGAACCGGCCGCACAGGAATTCATCAGCCTGCACACTGACACGCTGAACGGCTCCTTCAAGCAGGTGGAGATGTCCGACATCATGCGCCGGAGGCTCAGCCGCTCGAACTACGTCTTTTCAGGCATGAAGGCGTTCCATGAGCTGAACGAGGCGTTCCCCTCCCTGCTGGATGAGAACGGCAACAGAAAGACGTTCGAACGCTTCCTGAAGGACGTGCAGAGCATTGACGCCGCCTACAACTCGAACTACCTGCGGTCGGAATTCAACTTCGTGCAGGCTTCCGCCGAAATGGCGGCCAAATGGGAGGGGTTCATGCAGGACGGCGACCGCTACAACCTGCAGTACCGCACGGCGCACGACAACAAGGTGCGCCCGGAACACGCCGCACTCCACGGAGTGACGCTGCCGATTACGGATTCCTTCTGGGAGGAATACTATCCGCCAAACGGGTGGAACTGCCGCTGTACCGTGGTGCAGGTGCGCAAGTCGCGTTACCCGGCCACGCCGCACGACGAGGCGATGGCGCTCGGCGAGGAAGCCCTGCAGCGCGACACGAAAGGGATGTTCCGTTTCAATCCCGGCAAGCAGGAGAAGGCCTTGCCGGACTATAATCCGTACACCATCAGCCGGTGCCGGGACTGTGACATCGCCAAAGGGAAAGCGAAGCTCGCCAAGGCGTTCATCCCGGACAACGAACTGTGCCAGGCGTGTCAGTTGATAAGGGAACTTGCACAAAAGGAACATTCAAACAAACTTACGAAAGAGGAGCGATTGGCCATTCGGGATAACGTAAGGCAATGGGCAAACGAGCATTTGCCCGAAGTAAGCACCTTCACGGGTACGGCCAAGCGTTTGGTAATCAAAAACAACGACACAGGTTCGGACATAATTCTAAATAAGGGCTTCTTCGATGAAACATTTGCCAAGAACTTGCACAACAGCAAATTGGCAGAAACCATGCTGCTTGCAATGAAAGCGGACGAATGGCTACCTGATGCCAAATTCGTAAGGACAGAACAGGGTCGTCACCATCAGTTCAACTTCAATGTATATTCAGCACAAATAAATGGGGTAAAAATTGAATGCAAGGCAAAAGTTACAAGCGGAGAGATACTATATACAATGCGGATTATAAAATAAGGATTGAAACTCCCCCCGAAGTCTGCACCTCAAAAAGGCCGACGTGTGAGGGGCTCATTCAATCCTCAACTGCAAATATACAAACAATTTTTCAAAACCGATTCATTATGAACAGAATTATCTCTTTTTTGAAGGAAAGCAACCGGTGGAAACACCTTGCCGGGGGCTTTGTAGTTGGATTGTGCGCATGTTCCGCATTCGGGGCCGTGTATTCGGCTGCCGTGGCGGCCTCATGCCTCGAACTGAAAGACAAGCTGCACGGCAGCCCGTGGGACTGGACTGACTGGCTTCTTACAGTGGGTGGAGGCATTGCGGCAAGCATCATTTGGCTGCTGCTCTGACAAGAGCCCCGCAGGCCGTTTCCGGCTTGCGGGGCTTCTTCGTTACTATAGCGACTTTATCGCCACGAACTGGTACACCTCTATGTTCTCAACGATGTCCTCGTGGTTGTGGTTGGTATCGCTCTCCACAAGGTCGAACTCCCTGAAGGTCTCTCCATCCATGCAGGCAAGCGCGGCGTGTATCTCCTCCAGCAGGTCGAACACCTCCAGGCTCTCTTCCTTGAAGGGGCTGCCGTCGCTCACGCTGCCCGTCCAGTCCGTCACCACGTGCAACGCGACCTCCGGTTCGGCACGGTACTCCACGCCGTTCACTATCGCGTTCCACTTTATCGGCCGGAACTCCACGAACACAGCCGGGCGCGCCCAGCTCTCCTCCTGCTCGATGAACTCCACATTGTGGTTCCACAAGTCAATGTGCTTTATAGCACCGCCGCCGACCTCCTTCAGACGGTCGCACAGCATCTGGTACAGTTCCTTTCTCATTTCCTTTCTATGCTAAAATCCATATTGAAATACTCGTTCAGGTTGTCCTCGATAATCTCCCGCACGATACGCTCAACTTCCGGCCCTGTGCCGAGAAATCTCCGCTTGGGTATGCGGATGGTAGTCCCGGCACGTTTCAAGGCCATAAAACGCCAGAAATCGGCCTCTGTGGAAAGCTGGCGCGTCCGCTTGTCGTTCCGGCGTTCGCCGTTCTTCTTCCGACCGAAACTTCCGGTAGCCTCGTAATACTTGTGCCAGAAAAACCGCTTCATCTTCTCCGTCACCACTATCTCCCCGCCGTCGTTATGGATGGCCGCGTAAGGCAGGTCGGTGTAGAACGTGATGCTGTCGTCCGTTGTCCGGCTCTTGACGCTGCGCCGCAGCGTGCCAGTGTCCACCAGTATCGTGCCGCCCGGACGGGTCGGGCTTTTCCGGCGCGCCCACGCATCGCTGAAAAAAGCCTGGCGCTCGAAGTTCCTGTCAAACTCGTCGCCAAGCTCCACCCGAATGTCGGACAATATCCGCCTTATAACCGCTTTTGTATCCTTATTCATTCCGCTCATGTGTCAAAATTGAAATACAGCTGGGTATCTTTCGGCAGGTCGTTCTTGGGATTGGCAGACGCTTTCAGGATATTATAAAAAGTCCTCTCACTGATACCATACACAGGATATATGTACCTCCGCCATATCTCCCTGTTCGGGACTCCCTTCTTGACGTAGAGGTCATATATCCTGTTGATGTCAGCGACGCGTTTCTGATAACTCACACCGTGCCGGTTCCCCATATTGCGATACTGTCAGTCCATACCCTGTTCACCCTTTGGCTTGTAAGGACGGATGTCAAGCGTCATCTCGCAGCTCACCGTCACACGGCCGCTCCCTTCACACTGCGGGCAGGTCTCCGTCTTGCGGATGAAACGCCCGGATACGATTTTGCCCGTGCCGTGGCATTTGCGGCACAGGGCTACTTTCGGGTCTTTCTTCACTTCCTGTTTCATTGTTATGTCGTTTTTAAGATTCTGTCATTCCAAGGGGGATGGGCTTCCACATCCCGTTCTTGTCCTTCACCTCGGCCCGGATGAACTGCTTGCTCACTTCAGGCTGGTAGCTTTCCTCGATGATGCGCACGCCTTCCAGGAACCGCGCGTCGCCGGTATCCTCGGCCACCTTGCGCAGCTGGACGATACGGCTGGCCTTCAGCGTGCCTTTTGCATCGCGGCTCAGCAGCCGGAACACCATGTTCACCAGAGCCTGCGTCTTCTCGTCGTTGGCCAGCGACGCGATATACTCCTTCACGATGGCGATGCCGTCCTCCACGGTGTCGCGGTACCCGTCCGTCACGTACACGCCGAGCGTGATGCGCTGGTCGCCCCTGCTGTTCGTGAACGTATGGCTGCGCTGGTCGTCGCGCACCTTCGTCCTGAACAGGTCGGACTTCATTTCAAGGATGGTCTTGAAGTTGTCCAGCACCTTCTGCTTGCTCTCCTTGATTTCCTCGCTGATGCCCAGCAGCACGGGGATGGAATGCTCTATCTCTTCATCCACCATCTGCCTGTACATCTCACGGTCGGCCTTGGCCTTTTCCTCGGCCGCCTTCTTGGCTTTCGCCTGCTGGAAGGCCTCGAACTCGGCCTTCTCCTCTGCCGTCATGACGACAGTCTGTCTGTTTTCTTTGTTCATGATTGATTTATTTAATGGTTCTACACTTATTCTTCTTCCGGGTCTCCCCAGCAGCACAGTTCCGATTCCGCCTCCAGCTCGAACTTCAACTGTTCGAGAAATTCCTCGTAGCGTTCCTCGCTCAAATCCTTTGTCTGCTCGCGTATGAAATCCATCGCTTCCTTCACTCTTTGTCTCATGCTCATAATCTTAACATTTTGGGGCGGCAGGGTCAAAGAACACGTATGCCACGCCGCCCGGTTGTTCCACATTCTTTTCCTTCATCGGCTTCAGTCCTCCCTTGCGCCTGATGGAGCGCAGCTTCACGGCCAACGCCTCCAGCCCGTCCGGACTGATCCGGGCAAAAGGCTTGCCCTCTATCCGGGGATTCATGCAGAAGTCGTTGATGCGCGCCCAGTCCGTGGTATCGATACCGAGCTGCTGCATCAGCTTCAGGCAGACGCTGCGCTTTTTCTTCAGCTCGTCCTTGCGCCCGGAAATCTTCTCCAAGGCATTGCAGCCTTCTTCATACTCCTTCCGGGTCATCTCTTTCAGGCTGTCCGTCCGGTTCCAGGTGTACTGCAGCACGATGGACTTCTTGAATTCCTCTCGGTCGCCGTTGTACGGCAACAGGTTGAACGAGGCGTAAAAGCGCGCGAAATTGGTCACTTCCTGCTTCATACTATCTCCCTCCATTTAATAAAACATCACATTCCATCGTCTTTACAGAGGTGTGAAAAGTGACTTTATCGGCATTTTTGTACTCAGATTCACACTGTTCTTTACACATCTCTTTGAACTTCTTCGCCATCTCCGATAAAATTGGTTTATTGAACTCCCCACAGAATCCTATCTTTGAGCTGTAAGTAGTGATAACTTTCCCCCTATAAACCTTAGCGGTCAGGGTAATGACAACCACTCCACGTGTTAATACTGTTTTACTCATATTCATAGGTTGAACTGGTTTTCAAACAACACTTCAATGCCGCACGAGCTGGCCACATCGAGTTCCAGCTTCGCGCCCTTGCTCAGTTCCCAGCCGCGCAGCATGTAGATATAATCGCATCCAAGCAGCAGGGCGATGTCCGCCCGCATGTGCTTCCGCCAGTGTGCATCGTCCGGCAAGCCGTTCTTGAACGGGTTCACCGGGTCGAAGCCTTTGAGTCCAAGGAAACGCTCCGCATCCCCGAAGGCCGCCTTGCGTTCCTCCAAATCGTGGTGCGCGATGGCACCGCTGATGTAAACTTTCTTTCCCATATCATAAATTGTTACTGGTTTGTATCAGTCCTTCTTTCCATACGACATAATAGGTGCCGGCCTCTCCGATGGCGCGCCCCATGCAGTATGCCTTGTAGCCCATCACGCGAACCTTCATGTCGCAGATATATCTCAGCCTGCGCGCCGGTTTGCCCGTAGGCTGGCTCTTGTCCTCCTGGCTGATGTAGATGAAGCACTTCTTCGGGAAACGCTTCATCAGCTCCACAGCCTTCTCATAGCTGAACCCTGCATCATCGACCGCCACCTGGAAAGAGTCCACAATGACGAACTTCGGCGACTTCGGCTTCCTCAGACGCTCCACGAGCTCGTCGTAGGAGTCATCCGTCACCACGCGGAACCGCCCCTGCACCTCGTCCATTCCAAGATAGTCCATGCGGCGCTGGAAGCTTTGGTTCACGCCCTCCTCATAGCTCAGGTACAGCACCGGCCCGTACTTGCACAGCTCCTTGGCGAGCTGCATGACGAACGAGCTCTTTCCGCTCGCACTGGCACCGCTGATGAACCACGAGGCGTTGTCTGCGGGCTCGCCGAAAGGCTTGCTCCACTTCTCGCCCCACGGCAGCGTCACCCACTTCTTGGCGGCTATCTCTTTCGGACTGTACGCGCGCTTCATGTCTTACTTCCCTTTTTGAAGTTCGGCTATCAGACGGTCTGCCCAAGCAACCGAATCTTCTATGTCACTATCAATTGTCGTAAGGCCAAAGTGTACCATTCTGCGCAGGAATATCTCCTTAGCCAACTCGTAACGGCGCTGTTCCCAGTTCGGCTCATTCATCTTCTTCATTTCACGATGGATGCCGATAACAGCATCCATCGCCTGCATTTCTATCTTAGTCATCATTGTGCTGTCATTTTAAGTTTTTCAATCTCCGTATAAACCCGCCTTAGCCCTCCGCGCGTCTTGCGCACTATCTGTGCGATGTCCGTGCCTTCCGGGGCGTTGGCCTTGGCCACAATCCGCGCCTGCGTCATCAGGAAAGCCTCGCGTTCCTTGCCGTCCTCGGGGGTGAGCTTGCGGTCCCGGTCGCCGTAACGGCTCAGCATCTCGGTGTAGCCCACCTTCTTGCACTCTATCGAGCGGTTTATCTTCTCCTTCAGGCCGTCGGCACCCATCATGTACCAGGCACAGCACCGCTCGGTGGCATTCCACAAAGCCTTCAATTCCAGGAAGGCTTCATACGTAAGGTCGCCCGCCTCGTCCAGAATGATGAGCGGCGTTTCGATGGAACGGAGGTAATACACCAGGTCTTCATACACGTCCGCATACCGGCCTTTGCTGTCCACTCCGAACTCAGCGGCAATCTTGCGCACCAGCTTCAGCTTGGTCTTCACCTGCGAGCAGTCGATATAGACCGCGTTCCTGTGGGTCTGCACATAGTACCGGGCCGTGAATGTCTTGCCGATGTTCGGCACGTCACAGAGGATGGCCGAAAGGCAGGACTTCTGCGAAATCTCCAGCTGCGAAGTGATGTATTCGAAAGTGGGTGTCTTGGCGGCCTTCCATTCCATGCCGCCGCGCAGGTTCACGCCCAGCCTCCGGGCGATGCCTATCCAGTTGGCGTCGCTCAACACCTTGTCCGTCTGACCGTTCTTTACGGCACTGTACACCGATGTGGTGATGCCGAGGGAGGCGGCGTGCTTCGCGTCGCTCGGATAGTTCGAACGATTCGCGGCTATCGCCTCCATGATCCGTTGTTTTTGCGCTTCTGTAATCATAATCTAACGCTGTTTTAATGTTGTTCTAAAGGTCTTCCAATGCCCGCCTGGTGCTGTCCATGTCCGGCTTCCATTCGTAATCCTCCGGCTCGTCCTGCACCGGGACGGGAGGCAGGGTGTAGCACTCCGTATCCGTTTCTTCCGCGTAGGCCTGCGGCCCAGCCTCGGCCTTGCCCACTTTCGCGATGGCATTGTCTCGCAGGTATTTCTTGAAATGCGACACGTACTTCTGCTGCTCGATATAGTTCGCCACATCCTCGTCCGTTTGCTCGGCCATCACGCGGCTGTAGGTCTTCACGGGGCGCACCTTGTCAATGTAGCGGTCGCCCTGGAACAAATACACTTCGGTCGGTTTTCCTTCCTCGTCCGGCAGGTAGTAGGCCGTCACCTTGCGGTTGTTCGGCTCCAGCTCCTCCAGCACCTCCGGGCCGCTTATCCACCAGTCCGCGTAGGCCACGCGCACCGTTGAGTTGCGCCGTATGCTGGTTTCCACTTTCTCGCCGATATAGCGGCTCAGGGTCAGGCTGTCAAACGGGCGGAGGGTCGGGTTTATCTTCGCCACAAGCACGTCCCAACGGGTCATGCCCGGATATTTCTTCTGGTTCGGGTGCAGGGAGTGGTTCCATTCAGCGCAGTCGCGGCGGTCGTCGGCCACCAGTTCCTCGAAAGTATAGTATTTCTTATCTTCCCAGGTATGGTTGCCGCTGTCGCTGATTTTCTTTTGCTCCACGCGGCGTGCCCCCTTGCCATACCAGCGGCCCACGCCTTCGTGGTTCTTGTGGGCTATCGTGGTCTTGAACGCACCGTTCAGGGGTTCTGCGTATTTCTCCTGCGAGTTCTGCGGGGCGCAGAAGTGTACGAACTTGAACACCTCGCCGGCTTTCAGGAAGCCCTCCCTGTACTTGCTCATCAAGTGCTGCTCCACCTCTATGCCTGCCGGGATGCCCCAGCCGTGCCGTGCGATCAACCGGAACATGTCGCGGAAGCACTCCACCACCAGGCTGTCATCCTTGTCACGCCCGTAAGCCAAGCCAATCCTGCACTGGCTTACCACATCGTAGGCGTAGTAGGCATGCACATACTCGTTCCCCTTCATGCGGCGCGGCAAGTCCACGTCGTCCATCGTTATCTGGCTCAGGGAGAACTCGCCGCCGTGGCGGTGCATGTGCGGCATCTGCTCGTGCATGAACGTGCTGTAGCCGCGCAGGGCATGTTCCACCAGCAGCTTGTTGCTCGGTTTGTTCAGTATGTTGCGGATGGTGCTTTCGCTGAGTTCCTTCGGCTCCCCGTTCTTGTCGGTGAAGTCGTCCGGGTTGAATATCTCGCCGGTTTCCAAGTCCCATGCCTCCAGCTCGCCGCACACAAACTGGATGTACATCTCATGCACGTCGCTTCCGTATGGCTGGTTGGGCAGCACTCTCAGGCTCAGCACGAGCCGCTCGGTCTTGTAGTCCACCTTGCGGGCGCACTGGTTGCCGAACTTGCCGGTGATAAGGCATTCATAGCCGAACTTCTTGTAGTCGTTCACCTTCCTGCGGAAGCGCAGCGTGCTGGCCGGCAGGTCGTGCCCCAGCTGTTCGCGAAGTGTCTCGATGACCTTGGCCATCTTCGACCAGTCGTATTTGTCACCCATCAGCTTCTCACGCTCCTTTCCTCGCTCATACAGCCTGATGCAGGTGTTCAGCACAGAAGCGTTCACCGCATATTTGTGCGCCAGTTCCGCTGTGGCATGGTCGCTTTTGTGACCGGCGGCCCAGTCCATGAAAAAGGCCACCGCAGCCTGGTCAAGCTCGTAGTTCGACATCACCCAGGCGGTGATGCGAGCTTCGTCGCAGCCGAACTTTTCTTCTACTTGTTCCCGATAATGGGTGGGCAGGCTATCCACAACAACCAAAGCACAACTGTTTTTTGCACCACCCCCACGACGAGCGACCTTAATGCGCCCACGTGCGGACATGGCCTTGTAGTTTGACAGGGAAATAATGCCCTCACCTACAAGCTCACGTGCCGGAATGCAAAGTTTGTTGTCGTAATACCCTAACATGGCCACCTCCTTACTTCAATGCCATAGCACGGCTTTGAAACCCTTTAATTTCGCTGCACATTGTTGAAGCTGCGCTCCAAACACGTTCACCCTTGAAATAAATAGCTGCGTTACCGTCATCTTTACTTATCTCCAACAACGCTCCGTTAGGGAAGTATTGGCGCATGTAGTTATCTGCATCGAACAGGGTTTCTATTTCGGGAATGACCACCATCACAATACCTCCTCGCTCCATCGCCAACTTACGGATACGTTTGGCCAAGTCTGTATTGCCACGCTTCTCGTCAAAGCGGATGGCGTTGAACACCGTGCGCTCCGTTACGCCCAATGCTTTCATGATAAACTCCCGGTCTTCCTTCATGATGTGGATGTACCTTCTCTTTTCCTGACTTAAAAGCTCGTTCATATCTCACTTGTTTTTAATGATTAAACTTTGGTGGGGCGCGGGGAGTCGAACCCCGGCGGCTGTCCTACGCTTTCGATTTACCAACTTTCCGGCCGCACCTGCCGCCCCTTGCCCGTCTTTCCGGGCTGCCAGTTATCCGGCAATCTATTTGCCTTGTTCTTCTATCATCGAAAGGACAACCTTCCTGTCTTCATCCCAAAGCGGAAGCCCCAATTCGATTGTCCGTTTGACCACTTCCACCTCGCCGGCCATTCTTACCGCTTGATTGCGGAAATCGGTATCATCATACGTATGCGCCTTGCTAATCAGAAAATCAGTCAGGTCATCGATAACCTTCTTTTGCCGTTCACATTTCATCTCATAGTTCAACACTCGCACATGAACATCGCGGATAATCCGGCTGCCCCCATGTTTCTTGAAGTCTTTGCAGAACTCGTCCTTGTCCATCGATGTGTTCAGATAAACCGCATGGATGTAATCAAAATCCTCAGCTGTCGGAATTATTCCCGTCCGTTCCGTAAATTCTTGCTGTGTCATAATTTCACTTATTTTATTCGTTAATACTCGGTTATAATGGGCTTCAAACTGCATCCGTAGCAGTTTACCAGCCTTTCCTTCATCCGCTCCACGTAGAACTCAGGAGCGGTAAATACGATGCCGTCCTCCTCATTGTAGCTGAAGCTGATGCCGTCCATTATCAGCAGCATCGCAATCTTGTGCTTCACGCTCTGCGTTTTCCATTCTTTAATCTCGTCGTTCATATTCTTTAATTTCTAAAATTCGTTAATCTCGGCCTTTTTCATTATCTTTGGCCGCTCGTTCTTCATTGAACACGTTGCAAAGATAGTATGAAAATCTCATACCACAAAACTTTTAGGCGTAATATTTCATACCAGAACGCAAATTATGGAAGAAAACATCAGATTCATCCAGATATTGGACGAACTCAAGCAGAAAGGAGAAGTCGCTGACTATGTGAGTGTATCCACTGTATTAGGAACCAACAAAGCAGGTATAAGTGACATAAAGAGCGGACGAAAGAAATTATCTATCGAAATGCTTCGCCGTCTGAAATCTTCATACCCCAATGTAAATCTTGAATGGATAATCATGGGGGTGGGGGAACCTTTTGCATCAAATAAAAACGAACCAGAAAACAACAGCCTTTCTTCCACATTTATCAATAAGATAGCAGAACAAGCAGAGGAAATAGGCAGACTTCGCGAGCAAATCGAACAATTCAAGAGAGGAAGGGGGCACAGTGCTTCGGATGCCAATACTTCAGAGATTGCCAATGTCGGGTAGGGGGTATGCGCATCATCTGGGGGCACGCACATCGCCGCTGATGACATCCATGCGTACCCTGAGAATACCCCCTAAATCCCTATTTCCGAGCGTTTCCCCCTCCAAACACGCCTTTATTCATCCGCAAAGCATTGATTTTACGGACTTTCAGCTCATAGAAGGTTAAAATAAGGTAGTATTTTGGGGGTATCTATCGGCACGTTTTTCGGGGCTATCGCTGAAAAAACAGTATTTTACCCCCTCTCTATCCCACCCCTCCAAAACCCTATTTTGTAACCCCACTTTCCGAAAAATGTAACCCCACTTTTGTAACCCCACCTGTAACCCCACTTCTAAATTCCACCCATCAAAGCGAAGATTTTCACTTTGCCCCTCCCCTGCCCTACCACACGACAAGCTGCTTATCACGTCAGCCCCAATCAGCCCCATATTCGCGCCAAAAGCCCGTATATAAAGGGTTTTAGCGCATAGGCAATAAAAAAGGCCGTATGCAAACCATACAGCCCTCAGATGTAAATTTTCGGCAAGCCTCTCCCCTGCCCTACACCCTCAAAATTAAACGCTATGTAAGCCCATGTAAACGTTTCGTTTTGCGTGGCCCGATGCAGCCATCACGCATAACTCTTTGACAGGCAAAGCCTTTCGCCGTTTTTCGCAGCCCACCTCCTTATACGTTTCGTTCTGTGCCCGGTAAACGCATTGGGCTGGCGCAAGAGACCGCCGGCTGCGAAGAGCACGAACTGCTGATGCCCTTGCCGCAAATCGAACTGGAAGTGAATGCAGCGCTGAAGCAGAACCCGGGCTATTGAACCAGCACCGCCCGTAGGATGGCAGTGGATGCGGCTTTGCAGCTTTCACCGGCTTTCACGCTTGGCTATTGCAACCTGCCATGGTTGAACTGACACTACGGCATTGGCAAAAACAAACGCCAGGAAACGGGCTGACGGCAACGTGCCTGGGGCCCGTCTCCCGGCGTTTGCTTGTCTTTGTTGATTGCACACAGTGATTCCGGCATGCCACCCACCACGGGGCTGCAATGTCTATAGGCTGTCAGCACATACATGGAAATATGCAACCAAGAAACAGCATCCCAAGCCTTGGTTTCCGGCTAATGCCATTCCACGCCCCAAAACGGCACGTATCTCACTGCGGCACGGGCCGTTTCGGCGGCCAAAACGGCCCTTTCCACATAGCAAAACGCCATGCCT